AGTAGTTAACTGTAGGTTTGTTGGCAATACAGGCATAAGACCTCAGACCAGCGCAAGAGTAAATACTACATATCCGGTTGTAGTACAGAACTGCATTTTTGATACGGCAAATGGTATTTCTTCAACTGCGACTGGTGACTTTGTTGAATCTTATAATATTTTCAACTGCACAACAGAACGCACAAATGTAGCAACGGGTACAGGATCACTTGCAAGAGCATTTGTTAGCCCTGATTTCACTATGTCTAGATTATCTGGATGGGCTAATCTTCCATTTTGGGCAAATCACAGCTCGTCTGCATCACAGAATGCTGGTATCAATACAAACTCAGACACGACAGACTTTTACGGCGTGACGTGGCTGGCTCCATCAACTCCGACGATGGGACCGATTGAATATTTTAGCAATCAGGCAATAGGTGCTTACTTTCCAACCGAGCGCAACGCCAGCACCATCACAATCGCTCCCGGCTCCACCTCCCAGTCCATCGAACTGTACCTAGGTGCTACAGGCCTCACAGCCTCCACAAGCGGTCTCACAGCCCGCTACAACCGAACACGCACAGCATCTGTATCTATCCCGCTGGTAGCCCGTACAATCGCTCAGGCGTGGACATCCGGCGGCTTTGCGGAGGTTGACGCTACCAATATGCCGGGCGTCTACAGACTTGACCTTCCTGATGCTGCGCTTGCTGCTGGTGCTGACGATGTGACGATTGTTGTACGTGGTGCTTCTGGTACTAACGGTGCGGTAATGACTGTCAAACTAAGCAGTGGTGGCTTGACATCAGCGCAGACAGCAGCTGCTGTGCTTGATGCTTTAACAGACGATCATCAGATACATGGAACGTTTGGATATAACTTGCTTCGTGCAGATGCTCCGTCGAAGGAAGGTCTAGTCACATTGCATCAGTCTGGTGGCATCAGCCGTGTGGATGCGGATGTTCACGCGATTGTCAATGATACGGACGCCGCCACGGAGCTGAAGGGCGCTCTCCTTCACAACGGCACGGACTACATCTCCGCAGATCTGTTGACGCCAGTGTCAGCTGCGACAAGCGTTCACATCGGACCTTATCAACTCCTGGCTGATGGCCTCGGAGCAGACCAGCCGCTCGATGTCAATGTCGGAACAGCGACCAGTATCGATGTCCAGGTAACAGACGCCAACGGAACCGGAATCGATATCACTGGAGCAACAGTATCGGCGAAGGTATACAACAGTGGTGGAACGCTTGTGGCGACCTACAATGGCACTGCGACGTATGCGGACAATGGTCGACTGTCCTTCGGTCTTACGACTACGGTGACAAACACTTCAGGCACGTACACTGTGACTGTGACCAGGACAACAGGCGCAAGCGACACGCAGGTATTCGGACCATTGAAACTCTATGTGAGGCCAGTATGAGTGTGAACATCATCAACATCACCGAGGACCCTGAACAGGTCGTACAGGTGGCTGCATGGGTCGGTGACTGGCATACATTCGTCGTGCGTCTGGTCGATGAGAATGGCTCACCGATTGACATCACGACAGGCACGCTCAGCGCCACGTACACGAACGCAGCGACTGGCGTGGCGTATTCCTTCGTGTCTGGTTCTGTGACGCTTACGAAGTCAATGGCGACACAGGGAATCGTCACTGTGCTGAATCCGAACGCGTACCCAACAGCAGCTGTAGTTCGCTTGACATTGACACTCACGGTATCGACTACGGTGCGACGCTTCGGTCCACTGCTCATCGAGGTCCTCGCTCCGTGACAGTTAAGGTCGACCTGTCTGGGTTCGACGATGCTGAGCATCGTTTTCGTGTGCTATCTATCTGGTTACAGGAGACAGCGGCGAAGGCCATGCGTCTGATGATTGCCAGCATGACCGGACAGAAGTCTGGTCGTGTTTACAAGATCGGGAAGAATAGGACGCATCAGGCATCCGCGCCAGGACAAGCACCAGCGGTCCTCACAGGCGCGTTGCGTTCGTCCATCACTGTCGGTCGTGTCAATGACTACGAGTACATCGTGAGCATCGCGGCTCCATACGGGAAGATTCTCGAGTTCGTGAAGAACAGACCATTCGCGATTCCTGCATCCGACAAGGCGTGGGCGGCATTCACGAGCGTCGTGAGGAGATACTTCAATGGTTGAGAGTCTAGTCGTCGACGAGTGGATCTATGACACGCTCACAGCAGATACGACGCTCCAGGGACTGCTGGCGGTGGACAATCGCGCACCGAACTATCAGCAGGGCATCTACCTGTACCTCGCTCCTGAGAAGGACCCGATATCCCTTCGTCAACCACAAGTGCCATACATCGTTGTGCGTCACACTGATGCAGGTCAGACCGATGAACAGTCGCTGTGTGGCGGTCGTATCGTGACGACATCAAGCCATCAGGTGTGGTGTTGGGATACACAGTCCGGCGCTGTCTCGATGGCGCGTATCAAGGGCATCGTGGATCGCATCGACACGCTTCTGAACAAGCAGAGCGTAGACAGCACCACTCCTCCATTTTTCCTGAATCGAACGAGCGTGAGCTCATCGGTAGACGTGAGCCAGGATGGTCGCGTCGACAATGGCATAGTGCAACTGTACACAGCCACAATAACTCCATAGAGGTAACTATCAATGGCTCGTCCACTACTCGCAAAAGACGTCACACTGACGATCACTTTCACCGCAGCTGCACTCACGGGTGACACGACTGCACTTCCGACAACGACCGCAACCAGCATCGTCTGTCTGGCAAAGTCGTTCTCCTCGACTGTTTCACAGAACATGGTCAACGCCACGGCATTGTGCGCGGTCTACGAAGCATCCCTGCCGACGACACAGACCGGAACAGTCAATCTCGAACTGTACATCGACAACACCACTGGTCCTCTGTTCGCGACCAAAGTCGGATTCGGTTGTGAGATTGATGTAGACTTGGATGGTGCTGCATCTGTTGCCGGTAACGTCATCAAGTATTTCGGAATGGTTACTGAGGCAGGACTAAGTCTAACCCCAGAGGAGACACAGACCGAGACCGCGACCATCAAACTCGGTGTGAGCGGAATCACTGGTCTGTCAGGATCATAATGAGTTCAATCTTCGACGCAATTCCTAAAACAGAAGGTCGACCGAATCACAGTGTCGACATCGAGCGCTTCATCGGTGCACCTGGTTCATTCACATTCCGTGAACCGAAGGCCGCTGATTTGTTTCCTCGACCTGAAGTCCAGAAGGCGTTGAAGATTGCATTCCCGGAGTTCCCGGACCAGATGCTCCAGATTCTGATGATCATGGCACGATGCTATGTGATTCAGCCTGGAGACGGTGAAATCAATCCATCGCGTCGGTTTGCACAGCTCGCTCGAGACCGCTCGGACATTTACCTCTACGTGGTCGGAGAGTTCGCCAAAGCATTCCCGATTGACATCGAAGCAGCGGTGGACGAAGTCCCAAACGACTAGGCGGGGTGGCGCAGAAGATACTCTACTGTTCAGTGAGGCATCTGAAGCGCCATCCCAGCGAGACCGATTTGAGCCTGGACGAGTTCGCCGAAGTCGCATGGGCTGGTGAAGTCTGGGAAAATCAAATTGTTGAAATCGTCAAGGCCGTGATGTCGGTGCTGGCGAAAAGGACTATCTAATGGCGCTCGGCATCTTCGACATCGTTTTCAAAGTTACAGGCGCCGGCGATGCTGTTGCGGCACTTAAGAACATCAAGACCGAAGCTAAGTCGACGGCTGATGACCTGGACAAAACTAAGCAGTCCACTGAGAATCTTGGAAAAACGCTGGGCGGTCTATTGGCTGGTGGCGCCGCGATTGGTTTTGCTAAAGGTGCACTGGATGCAGCTGCACAATATGATTCACTTTCACGCGCTGTCGCGACAACTGTAGGCACGACGGATGAACTTACAGCGCAGATGGGGCGGCTAGAACAGATCGCAGCGCTTCCAGGTATTAACCTTGAACAATCTATCCGTGGATTCGTTGGTCTTCGTTCCGTGAAACTTACTGCTGGAGAAGCTGAACAAGCACTAAAGGGAATGGCGAATGCAATCGCCTCGACTGGTGGTTCCGCTGAAACACTCGCTCAGATGACCAAGGGCATGACAGACATGGCCGCGAAGACGAGCGTTTCACAGGAAGAAATCAATCAGCTCGTCGAAGCCAGTGCTGTCGCAGGAAACGCTATCGAGGCGGCATTCGGAACACGAAGTGGTGAAGCCATTTCAAAAATGGGATTCACTGGTGCACAAGCTGTCCGCAAGATTGCAGTCGAACTTGGCAAACTGCCACAAGCATCGGCTGGTATTCAAACTGCAATGGACAACGTTGGTGATGCAACGTTTAGATTCAATGTTGCACTAGGTCAAATCATCGCGTCATTCTTGTCTGCGTTCGGCCCAGACATTATCAAGAGACTGGAGCAGACAACTAATCTCATAAAACAGATGTCGACCGAAGGGACAGTACTAAACTATGT